TTTTAAGCTTACCAGTAGCTGCTTCAGGACTGCTTTATTCTATTGGTGTGACATCATTTTGGACATATTTGTTTACAATTTTATTCACAGTAGGCTTGCAATATGCTATAGATTTTGGATTTCAGAAATATGCAATCATTCGTTATGGCATGCAAATAAAACAAGTTAATTTGGATTTGGAAAAAGAATATAACAAACGAGGAATTGAATTAACATGTCCTTGTGCTGAAAAAACAAAGTGTTTTGTTCCTGTAAGTTTAGAAGAAGGAACAACTTATGCTTGTCCAAAATGTGAAAAAAATGTTTCCGTTTATGTAAAATTAGGAACAGCTCTTAACACAGAACCTATGGTTACGCAAAGTTTGGAAGCATTGCCTCTTAACCTAAATGAGTAATTTATTGTTTCAGATAGCCAAAAGTGTAAGCAGCAGTTCAGTTGTTCCACTTTCTACTGTAAAAAATGAAAATTGGATGAATGATTTTGATGTTGAATTGAGCAATTTTTTTATTAAAAAAGGACCAGAGTATTATAATTTATATAAAATCTTTCGAACCAAAAAGAAGAATTTGAATGATTCGGAGAGGATCCTCATAGATTTATTTGATGAAATATTTCAGGAATATAAGAAATTAAGCATACAAAAGCCCGAAGGAATAGATCGAAAAAGTTTTGTGGTGCATAAAATTTATGAAAACGTATCTGCAAGCTTTAGTATTTTGAGTGAACTTAAAATAAAGCTTGACGTTCCTCTGCTTTTTTGTATCTTGGCAGCCTATGTTCAACAATACATCCACGATCAAACCCAACAACGAAATCAACAATAATCAAAATATCATTCTGGATTTGGATCTGCAAGGTCGAAATGCCCGAATTGAAATGAGCAGCGATGAATGGTATGACGTTCAAAATATCGTTTCAAAACAATCATCCAATTCAACTTCTGGTCAAATGTTTATTCTTCCTATGATATTTCATGGTCGGGCTGCACAATTGAATTTAAATAAAAAAGAATATAAATTTCTGCAAGAAACAATTTTAATTTCAGCTTATAATGATCCTAAAAAAACTAAAGATAAAATTACTATGGAAATGAATATTAATAATCGTCCTGCTCGTGTTGAAATGCGTAAAGCAGAAATGGCTAGATGGTTATGCTTGATTGAATCAATCGATCTTATAGAAAAGAAGTGTTCTGAAATGAACGTGACCATGTCAGAAGATTTTTGGATTCAACCAATCGCCATGCAAAAATACATGGATAGTCGTTTTGAAACCATGATGGATGAAGTCAACCATCATGAATTTGGTATCGATACTAAATCAGCAAACATGGATATATTAAAGAAAAAACGCAATTTGGAGCGTATGGAAGAAGTGGAAACTGAAGAAGAATTTGATCCGCGTTATGTGTCAGTGTGCACATCATAAGTGCCATACACACTATCATTACTGGTTCCTGAATAATCGAAAACAAACCGTTTAGTAACTTCTTGAGCACTATTTCCTAGTGTTTCAGGACGAGGATTATCTGGTTGTTTTCCACTAAGTGTGGCAGACAGTGTTCCATATCCGGTATTGTCCATGACTTGTAAGTTTCCTTCTTCATTTGGAAGATTAACCTCCTCGCTATAATCAAAACGTTTCAGTTTCAAAAACCAAAGATAATGGCCAGCCAAAGGATTGATGGTGTTATTTTCGCTTTCTAACCGTTGAGTCACTTCAAATAATTTTCCGTCTCTATCGCCTGGACGATCATTACCATATTCAGTTAATTTTATAATATCTCCGCTTTTCGGTTCTTGACCATTACCAAACACGTAATAAAAACTGCTTATGGCAACTGTTGCGGTCATATAGTCTTGGGCATCAAAACCAAATCGATTGATTGTAAGGTTATCCTCGTCCAATTTTATGCCCATTATGATTGATTTGGGTTGGGGCCAGTTTCTTGTAGGGTCTTCTCCGTATATATTGTCCGCACTTAATGTGCTGTAAGGATTTTGCCAATAATCAACTTTTTGACCAAAAAGATCAATTTGTTCTCTTAATTGATTGCCAATAACATCCCGTTCACATTCATTGTTTTGTTTATCGGTAAAGCGCAAAACGCTTGGTGTATATGCCAAAGGATATACAGAAACACATCCTGGACCTAAATAACGATCAACACTCATTAGCTCTCCAATACATATATATTATTCTTTTTTCTTATACTTACAGGAGATCTTCCTAGTTTCGTGGGGTTTTCACTTAAAATTATGTTATAAAATGCAGCAATTTGCATCGCTCTAGGTTCGCTCACAATCTTTCTACCTTTGGATTTTTTAAGCATTCCTACTTCAGGAAATGTGTCTAAATTTTGATGCATTTTGGGTACTGTTCTCACATGTTTACGTGTTCCAGGATCACGGATTATTGGTTTCATATGACGAGGATCTTTTGTTTTCTTTTGTTTGCCCATCAGATCTGTCATGAAAAGAGCAGGCAAACCACTGTTCCATGTTTGTTCAGTGAATATTTTATCAAATGTTTCAATTTTCAAATCATTCAACTTATCCAGATATCCTGCATCCCGTAGTTTTTTAAAAACTAGATTTTCCACGCAATAATCAAAACCTTTTTCATCGTTCATGCATTCTTTTCTTGCTTCAGATAATTTTGTTTTTATATTTTTTGCACGATGAAGAATTGATTTTAATTTCGATTTATTTGTTGTTTTATTTTTTTCTTTTATTAAAAAATCTATTTCATTTCGGAAAAAATTATATTTTTTATACACATTCTGTTCATCAATTTGGGGAGGGTTGAATATAGGTTTTTTGATCCATTCATTTTTTAAAACACTATATACACTTCTGGTTTTATGTGGCTGTATGTTTGTATCTTCCACAAATATTTCAACAGGATGATTTTTAATTAATATGTCATGTTTCAAACGCCATTTATATGCTTCTCCATCAAAAGCCAAGAAAACTAAATTTTTTTCTGGATTTACTTTATTGAAATCTATTCGTAAATGCAAATCCAAATCACTTTTTTTAGTATAATTGTAATTTGTTATACTTCCTGTTATTTGTATATCTTCCAAAGGTGCTTTTGTTTTTAAACTACCATAAAAATCAAGTGCAATATCCACAAGTTTGTTTCTAGTATTTTTGTCAAATTTTTCATTTTTCCAAAATTTTTCATTTAGGGTTTTATGATATTCAAATGGCATAAATGTATTTAGTCAAAAAAAAACCCCCGTCTATTAAACGGGGGTTTTCTTTATAATTTTTTTATCAGTTGGCTTGAAAAAGGTCTTGATCACCTTTTCCACCACCCTTGACCACTCCGGAAACGACGTTGGATTTTCCTTTTGTGCTTGTGGGTGCTCCACCTTTTACGCCACTACCAACAAGTGCATGGCCCCTTTCGCCTTCGGTGCCTACCTTGTCAGTTACTTTGGCATCTCCACCCTTACCATTTTTGGCAAGATTGGAAACTGTACTGGCAACTTTGTTGCTGCCAGATGAAACTTTCGAGAGTTCTTGACCTTTTTTAGCATTAACGAGTGCATGGCCAATTTCTTCAGATTCGATTTCTTCTGTGGTAATTTCTTCATTGTCTTCAGACGGCATCATCTGTTCATAATCTTCATCGCCAGCATTTTCGTCTTCGCCAACAGCTTCACCATCTTCTTCACCGTCACTTTGATCGGGAATAAGATCGAGGCTTTGTAGTTTTTGCAGAAGCTCAATAGCTTTTGCGAGATGCTCTTTGGGAGTCAACTCTGTTTCTTCGCTAGCGGCTGCCGGGGCGACATCGGCCATGCCAGGTTGAGCACCAGTGATACCAAGTTCAACGTCGTCCTCGGACATCACGGCTTCATATAGTTTATCGAAGTTACTCATATAGATTATTTATTGTTATCCTTTCTATTTTTTGTATTTTTATTTACAAAACTAAAAAATTCTTCAAGTGCTTCAGTTTGACCATTCACTGCAGCAATTGTAAGAAGATTAATAAAATTATCTTTACCCCATATTGTTTTATATTCGCAAAGGCGTTCATAAGCTTCGTTTTTATCTTCTTTTGTAAGTTCCATAGTGATAAGAGATACGTTTTTATCATTAATTATGCTTTCATTAGCAGAACTGAGTTCTTCTGGATTAAAATAGTTATTTTTGCGAAACTTATTTTCTTTTGCATCAATAGGTTCGGCCAATTGTTTCAAATCAGGACCGCTATCTTTATGTGCAAAATCTTTTAATTTTGGATTCAAATCAGGTTTTTTATCTTTTACAAGCTCCAAAGATATTCCACCTTTTCCTGGTTTTGTACCAAATTTGGCTTTGGGATCCGCAAGCTTTTTGGTCTTTTTTTCTTCAATAACTGCTTGTTCTTGTTGGGCAGCATTTTCCAGAAGCATTTTATGATAAACTGCTCCTATATCAACTAATGTATTTGCGTTACTTCTAGGCATACCGTATTTCTTAATATATTTACTCTTTTGATTCATACGTTAAGTATTTATATCACATGAAATCAAATGATAGGTATTTGGGCAATCCAAATTTACCCACTTCTCAGGCTGAGTTTGAATATACGCCACAGATGATAAAAGAGATGGATAAGTGTAAAAATAATATTCTGCATTTTGCTGAAAATCATTTTTTTATTATTAATTTGGATGTGGGAAGAATAAAAATAAAACTGCATCCTTATCAAAAAAGAATTTTAAGAAGTTTACGAGACAATCGTTTTGTTTGTTTGTTATCAAGTCGGCAGGCAGGAAAAACAACCGTCATGACCATTTATTGTCTTTGGCTTGCATGTTTTCAAAATGATCAACGCATTCTTCTTGTGGCAAACAAAGAAGAAACAGCAAAAGAAATTTTTTCTCGTGTGCGTCTTGCTTACGAAAATCTTCCTAATTTTTTAAAACCAGGTGTGACTGAATATGGAAAAACCGCGATGGGTCTTGCTAATGGAAGCCGAATCAGTATCAGCACCACATCATCTGATGCAGGTCGAGGAAGTTCCGTGAATGTATTGGTTATTGACGAGTTGGCTCACATTGACAACAGCATGGTGGAAGCATTCTGGTCTGCTGTTTATCCGATTATTTCATCATCTAAACGAAGTAAAATTTTTGTGGCAAGTACACCGAATGGAACAGGAAATCTTTTTTATCAATTGTATACAGACGGAATGGAAGGAATCAATAATTGGAAAACAGAACGAGTGGATTGGTGGGAAGTTCCTGGACGAGATGACAAATGGAAAGACAGCACAATACGAAGTTTGGGTAGCCGAGAACTCTTTGACCAAGAATTTGGAAATGAATTTCTTCAAGAGGGCGAATCAGTATTAAACGGAGACGATTTTGAAAAATATAAAAGTGGGTGTAGTGATCCTCTTTTTGTTTTTGATGATGGAAAATATAAGATTTGGGAACAACCTCATAAAAATGGAGTATATGTGGCAGGTGTGGATGTGGCAGAGGGTGTTGGTCAAGCCAGCAGCGTGATTCAGATATTTGATTTGGCAGATCTGTCCTCTATTCGTCAAGTAGCAGTTTACCGAGATAATACCATAACTCCTTATAATTTTACAATAAAGCTTTTGGAAATACTCAACCAGTGGGGAAATCCACCATTGCTTATTGAAAGAAATAATTGTGGAGCACAGATAGCTGATTCACTTTTTGAAAATTATAATTATGATCCAATGATTAGTTATAGTCATGGTAAAACTTTTGAAAAACCAGGCATATTCACAAATACAAACACAAAATATCATGCTGTTATCAACATGAGGTATTGGATCAATGAACTGCGATCAATTGTATTTCGAGATGTTGTAACATTGAATGAATTAAAAATTTTCACACGATATCCAAATGGAACTTGGGCTGCAAGAAAAGGATCAAATAATTTTGATGATTGTGTCATGAGCATGGCCATGGCACTTTTAATTTTAAATGATGATCTTGTTGAAAAATATTATGAAGTTGTTTCTCGTGATTCAAACAATCGACCCAGTAGTATTATTCCTTTCAAAAAAAATGATAATTTAACATATAAATTTGGAGGCAATGACGATACACTTCCAAACATGCCTATTATGTTCGGTTCTCAGGAACAAGATGATAGGGATATGGAAATGGATTATTACAGCAAAGAAGGTTGGAAACTTCTTTAAATACTAATATGTCAGGTTTATACAATCAGGCGATGCTTAACAAAACACGTCGCGACAAATTTATCATGGTGGTAAATCCACCAAATATTCTGCGTCCTTATTTGAACCAATATACAAGAAATAACAGTGATGTTAATTTGGAAAGTTTTCAGTTTTCTGTTTATGGAATTGTGGTTCCAAGCATGAGTGTTCCAGAAGTGGAAACCAAATATGCTGGTCAAGTGATGAAGGTAACCAGTTATGAGCGGCCCAGTTATGGAAATGTTGCGGTCAATTTTACAGTGGATAATTTGTACAATAATTATTGGTTTGTATATAGTTGGCTTAAAACACTTAATGACAATAAAGCTAGTATTCCTAATGCTAGAAATCGAAATGATGATCCTAAATTAAACGATTATAGCACAACCATAACAGTTTATGGATTGGATGAATATAATAATAATAAAATAAAATTTGAATATACAGGGGCCATACCTGTTGAATTGGGGGGTATTAATTACAATTATAGGGACAGCAGTGAAGCTGAAAGCACGTTCACCTTTAGTTTCTTTCAGTTCCAGGCTACTTTGATATAAATAAAGGAAAAAAATATCCTAAAAAATATAAATAATTTATATGCCTAAGCGTACAATTCAAAGTCCCGGTGTTGAAATTAACGAAATAGATCTTTCTTTACGTCCTGTAATTAATGTACCAACAACAATTTTAATACCTGGTTTCTCTCCTCAAGGTCCTATAGATGAAATTATCCAACCTACAAGTCTTAGTGAATTTGAACAAATTTATGGCAAACCCACAAATGCAGCAGAACGTTATTTTTATCACACTGTTAAAGCAACGTTTCAAAGTCAATCAGAAGTGCTTGTCAGCCGCATGCCCTATGGTAGCGGAAGTGGTGCAGGTTTTACAGATTCCTTTTCTGCCTTAGTTTATCCTGTAACCAGTTATAATGGAGCATATGAAGGAACTGCCGCCACAGGTGGATTCGGTCTTTCTGGTGCAAACACATATTTCTTTGGTCAACCCACACAAATTGAACTTAATTCTCTTGAATATCAAAGCATATTGAATGGTGAAGCTTTTGCAAATTGGAATAATGTTCCGACACAATTCAGCTTCACCAGCACAGGTGCCGCAAAACTCACACAGTTGGCTAATGCCGGAATGATTGTTATCAACAAAGCTCAAACCAGCATTAATAGTAGATTTGAAGGTTACTATCTGGGAATGATTGATAATACAAATCTTAATCCAGCAACTCAATTTGATGGTATCAGTCAAGTTCGTAGTATTGATTCTAAAGCTGGATCAACATACAACTTCTTGAGTGTTCCTCGCACTCGTCTCAATTTTCCTTTAAGTGCAACACAGTTTGGTCTTGGAAATAGTGTTAGCGAAGTAATGGAAAACATTCCTACTTTTGATATCAGTACACGTCAATTTGATGATACATTAACAGTAGGATTATTTAAATTACGTCAAAGTGTGTTTGCACCAGATACTATCTCTATGGATTATCTTTTATCTGAAAGCTATACAGGCAGCTTGGATTATTTTCGGCAAATCAACAGCGAAGCTGGCGGTCCTCCGATAACATTCTTTTTGGGCACGAGGGAAGATGACAGTCCCAACATGACTTTGCTCATCAATCCTTTTATCACAAATCGCAACACACAAACATGGTTGAATAGCGCTGGTAATCCCAACAAGAAGGTTCGCATATTGAATCCTAATCTTGCTATTCCTTACGATAGCGATGGTTTTGTTGACACAAATGCAACATATGAAACTCGTGTGGGTGCCCCCAGCGCTGTTGTTGCAGGAATTCTCAGTCAAGGAACCCTCCGAAGAGCAGATGCTATCTACAGTTTAGGTGCTTTTGATTCAACTGTTGCCACGACCAAGTTGATTGGAAGTGTTCCCACAAAACTGGAACGTGTACAAACACTTTTAGAAAATCCTGATCTTTATAATCTTAGCATAAGTCTAGAAGCGGGTCTCGGAACAATATTTGCAGCTGCACGTTATAATCTAGATGTTCTTAGCGGGGCAGATATATTTGATGACACCATTCCATTAGACATGGAAGGATTCTATAAAACTAATAATGAATCACTGGATGGTAATGCAGTTGCTATTCGTGAAAATTACAATACTGTGGCAAGTGTGTTCACAAATTTTGCTCAAAATGTTAGAAAAGATCACTTGTTTGTTGCAGATTCTCTTCGTAACATCTTTGTTCAAGGTGAAAACAGTAAGGT